GTTTCAGCTGAGAATGCCAAACCTATCAAACTTTATACTTTATAAAGCGCGCCGAAATTTCCCCCAATATCTCACGCATTTTTGTGCACAATGCCGAACGTGCAAAATCGGTTCCGGTACTTTATTGCAGTAAAGTAGTGATGCAAATTGTTCATGACAAAAAGACAGGACTCCGTGAAGTCCTGTCTTTTGTTTAGAATGAATTACTCGAATGCTACGGTGATAGCCGGGAGTCCTACAATAAAGCAAGTGCCAAATCGGCGCTCCTCCTCAAACGCACCGGACAAAGTCAATCTGAGAAATCCTTTATCACAGATGATATGATCGATGGCAAGAGAACTAACCGAAATAGGCGCACCAGTTGCGTCAAACATAGAAAGATTTTTATTTGCAGCAATTGTTGCAGTGTCAAAGTTTGTGCATCCGCATGGCCGAATAAGCGTACACCCAAGCGTAGATTGGCTTGTAATATACCACGGGAGTGCAGCGTTAGTGTTGATTCTAAGGCCTGTGGGGGTACGGGTATCAGGAAAGAAAGTTCTGTTTGTCAAATCCGTAATTTTGGCATCCTGTGCCGCCTGTTCCTGATTGTAGGTCGTCTTAGTGACGAACCCGCTCACGTCAGGAATAGAGCCGCTCACATCCGTCACCGCCTGCGAAATCGTCTTGCCGGGATGCTCCGTGTTCCAGTCACCAATATTGGCGGCATTTGCGTCTGCCTTGGCATCAGTTGCTGCAAGCTCATTTTCCAGGCTGGTCGCGCACTGGCTGATAGTCTGGTTCGGGTGGTCAGTTTCCCAGTCACCAATGTTAGCGTTTGCTTTGTCGGCTGCGGCCTGTGCCTTGTCAACCTCAGACTTAAGGGCAAGGTTAGCCAGTGAACGGCCAACCCAGTTCCGGGGCCCACGTTCAAATAAACCATGGGACGAATTAAGATATTCCCGGGTCAGCTGTTCAGACGGAACGTCAAGTGCAGGGGTGATAATGACTCGTTTGGTGGCGTCATAATACTTCACGTTCAGTACGTCCGCTTTGTCAAAAACCGTTTGGTCTACCTTATGGTTCGCGATGTCTCGCACCTCTTCCACGTCCGCCGCGATAGTATCGCAACGTCCGTTCAGGGCAGTATCAGCGTTGGCGCGTGCAAGCTCTTCCTTCTGCACTTCCTGTGCAATGGTCGTGTCGGGGAAAACGTCGTCCCAGTCAGACGCATTACTTTCAAGGTCGGTCAGGCGGGCAGCGTGCTTTGCGATTTCTGCCGCATTGTCAGAAATGTTTTTCGCGTTGGCGCTGATGTTGGTGTTCTGAATGACCTGTTCGGCCTTGATGGCGTCGATATCGGTCGTGTTGGCGGTGATACGGTTACTCAGCGCGGTATCTGCCGCCTTATAGGCCGCGTCAAGCTCAGAAATAGCCTGCTTGCGGTCGGCGGTCTCCTGTGCGATAGCAGCGGCGTTTGCCCGCTCTGCGGCCTTTGCGCGGTCGATTTCGGCGTTCAGGCTGGCGGTTAGGTCGGCAACGTTGGATTCAACGGCATCCAGGCGTTCGCCCCATGCCGTCATTTCGGTCTCCCACTGCTGCACTTTTTCGTTCCAGCCGTTAATCAGGTCGGTGAACTCCTTGTTATCTTTCTGGAACTGCTCAACCAGTCGGGACAGGTCAAGCACGGTTTTCTTCAGGTCAGCGAACTGCCCGTTATAGTCGGACGTTTTGACCCAGTACTTTGTCTGTCCTTCCGGGTACGGGGGCAGCTGCGCACCCTTCGGCACATAGCACTTAGAAGTGTAGCAGTCGCCGTTGTGGGTCACAATGGTCAGCGGTTCATACTCGCGCTCATCGTCCCACTCCACGGGGTCTGCGAAAATAGGGACGTACCGCGCACCAATGTACATAGATGTGCCGCCCTTGAACGGGGGCGGGGGGCACGGATGTGGGTGCGGCGGGCATCCGTGCGGATGGCAGCAGTCACCGCCCGGGGCGTGAGGTGCGCAGGAAATAGGGAAGTCATTGCAATTACAGTTTGCCATAATGAAAATGCTCCTTTCTTAGTAGTAAACGACCAAATGCCCAAACCCGGGTTTATCGGGGTCAAGCAGGGTATCAAAGTGCAGGAATTCCCAGCTTGCGGGGATATAAGCGACAAAGTGTCCGTCATCGTCAAGGCCAAAGAACACGAAACGAACCATCTGATAAATGATATCGGTCATGTTGGTGTTGACCCATTCGATAAACGTATCTTTGGTGAAATCTCCCGCTTTCAGCTTTGCGAACAGCTGGCATGTCGCTTCCTTCAGCTGCGCGGTCAGGGTATCCAGACCATCAAGGCGGGTATCCTGCCCGATATCGTGCTTCCGCAAGGTTTCGGTATTGGTAAGGGCCTGCTTGAGCTGGTTCACCAGCCAATACAAGTCATACTGGTAATGATCGCCGGGTGCAGCATACGGGGGCGATGTCTGGAAAAGAAACGGGGTGCTGATATCGGTGTTCTTCGTTTCGTCAGCCATAAAGTTACTCCTTTCATAAAATCCCCCGCTTGCGCGGGGGTCAGACAGTTAGTGTTTGCCGTTCAGCTGCGCAAGCAGAGCGTCAGCCTTGAGCGCATTGGTGGTGAAACTGTTGTTCTTCCACCATGCAATCAGGGCGGCGACGGTGGTAAAGCCAGCCGTTACCAGCTGTTCCAGCGTTTCCGATTCGATGGGCAGGGGGCTTTTGCCGCACGCGCTCAAAATCTGGTTGACGATGGCAAGGACAAGGACAAGGGTACGGGCAATCGTGCCTGCGGAAATGTGAAGGTCGTTCATGGTTTAATCTCCTTTCAGGTGGTTGATATGTTCTAAATCATCAATACGATGATTTGCGACTTTGATTTGTTCTTCAATGACGGGGATTTTTTCAGCAAAGGAATTGTGTTTGCGGACTTCTCTGGTCAGCTCTTCAATTTTCACGTCGGTGACGGCCTGCGATTTGCCGTTAGCAATCAGGACACCCGCAAGGGTCACAATTCCAGATATAAGGGCGGCAATAATTGCGTCCACGGTATCGCCCCCTTAGTACACATCCAGACAAAACTTCGCGTGGTAGTCGTTGGCGATTGCCATATACACGTCAAACAGAACGGTTTCGCGCTCCGCGTCAATCATCTGTTGTGTGGTGGTAACGCCGATATTACCCTGTTTAATCCAGCCATGGTTGTACATGTCTGTGACCTTCTCTTTACCCACCTCTTTGGCATCTTCGTGCCGGATATCGTGGGCCTGCGTTTTTGTATCGGTCGTGCCTTTGGTCGTGCCGTCCGTCTGGCTCCCGGTGGTCTGGTCTTCGTGCCCGTGTGTCTCTGTGTCAGATGTGCCGGTGGTGTTGGTGGTCGAATTGGCGACGGTGGCAGATGTTCCGGCAAAGTCGGTAGTTTCTTTATGCTCACCGTTTTCGGTGCTCTTAAACGTTTCCTCTGCAACGGTGTGCGTCTGGTCGTCGGGCTGGTAGTCGGGCGCGTTTTCAGGGGAAATATCGCGGGTCACAGTCTGGTCAAGCTTCTTTGTGCTTTCCGTGGTCTTTTTGTCCGTGCCTGCGACTTCCGTTTTATTTGTGGTCGTGGTGGTGCTGGTATCGTCTGTGATAGATTTTCCTTCGGTCTCCGTGTGTCCGGTTCCGGCAGTTTCGTCATGCAGTTCAGTGCTGCCAGTTTCGTGATAGTCTCCGGTCGTCACCTGTCCCATGGTCTGGCCGCTCTTGCCACGATTGACGGCGGTTCTGTCCTGCGTGGTGTCGCGGTCAGTAGTACGAACGTCTGTAGTGCGCTCCTGCACGTCCGTGTTCCAGATGGGATTGTATTTCAGTTGAGTAGTGCTATAGAGCTTTTCCCAGATGGGCATGCTCTCCTGCACCCAGTACTTGATTGCGTCCACCATCCAATACGGGTCAGGCCGGTAAAGGGGTGCAAGGCCGTGTTCCCGCATGATGATGTGAATTGCAAGGTCTCTATCCATGCCCACAGGCACAGCGAAATCACGAAACAACCCCTCCGGGATATTGCACAAATCTCGACACGCGCGGTCGATAGCATCACTGTTTTGGTTCGTGCTGTTTTGGTTCGTTATGCTCCCCCAATACATTGGCATCTTCTGCACCCCCTTCTCTCAGCTCTGGCGGCTCGTTGATTTCAATAGAGATATCGGTTCCATACATATCATTGCATACTTTCACCGATTCGTCAAGAGAAATTTTCCAGACTTCCCGACGATTGTACGTTTCAGCGTCCGCGCTGGCGCTCTCATTCGTCACAAGCCGCTCTTTCTTGTCAGGCTGTACCCGGATACCCAGCTCACGGTAAAAGTCCTGCAGCGTCTTGCGTCTCAGGTCGTACAGGTCAGGAAGGATAAAGTTTTTCGACAAATCGCGGTCAAACTGCATGATGGGCAGTTGATACTGTGCGTCGTTTTTGTTCATGACGGGTTTTTGCAACTGCCCGTTTACTACAATGGCGGGTTTGCCGTTTTCCAGCTGTTCAAAAATGGTTTCAAGAGTGCGGCGGTCTTTGTCGTCTTTGGCGATGGCAGCATAGGCAAAGCGGCTATTAACGACGGCTTGCCGGATAGACACCTCAAGCTGCTGCATTTCAACAGCGTACTTTTCAATGATGTCCCAGACCCCGCGATAGTCGGGTGTCAGCTTAATAACGGCGCATTCCGTGCCGATTTCAAGCGGCCTGTCAAACTGGAAAAATGGGGTCTGCACCATCATGCCGCGTGGCTGGAACTGCAGCCCAAAACCCGTAGGCGCACCCGGCTGCACCACAAGGCCGTATGTTTTAGAGTTGAACACAACAGCATATCCCATGCGCAACAGCTGGTAAAGAAACGCGTCATAGTCCCACCCGATTTGTCCGGGGCCTGCTTCCGGCAGGCCGTGGATTTTATACAGTGCGCGCATGCGCTGGAAAAACGACCGCTCCCAGTAGTTGAGCACGTCCGTGCTCAAAGACGGGGGACGAAATCCACCGCATGCCTGCACGTCATAGGCTCCCTGATAGCACTGATACATGGTATCACCTTTCCTTCCTTATTCGATAAACACACCGCCGTCCATGGCGGCGTTAATATACGCGGTTTCGGACCCTGTTGCCATAGGTGCAGCAACGGAAAATCCGCGCGTTTTACAATACCCATTTGCCGGGGTCGCAACCCTCATGACGGGATAGCCATACAAACCTTGATACCCTGCGTCGTCAATGGGTGGATAGTACAATAAAGTCAACTGCGCTTCCGTCGGAAGAAGTGTTTGGCTTGCACCTGTGGTCATACCGACGCACTGATTGATGGGCTGGATGCTCTGCTTAACGCCCTCTGCACCAGAAGTCAGACCGGCAACCGCTCCAAACGGCCCCATTGTCGAGCCGACGCCCCCGCCAAACTGTAGTGCAGAACCGACGGCAGCAATAGAGCCGGAAACCGCTTTCACGGGGTCAATGTTAGATGTGCCGATACCGTACACGCTGGAAATATTGGTCGACCCAACATAACAGCTATAGTTACCGGCGGTTACCCTAATTGAAACACTTCCGTCAAGATAGGTCATGCACCAGTCAACACCAACGGTTGCAGCGTTATTGCACTGGTCAACCGGAATGCCAACAACGCCAACCATCGGGATATACAGCTGAATCTGGCAATTCAGGCGTTTCCAATCGGTAGCGGGCCATGGAATCGCAATGTCAGTGTGAACTGTCAGATTATCGTCCTTTGTGACAACACGGCCAAAAACCCCTGTATTGAACTGCCCTAAAGTAATTTCCTTGCCACGTCCAGCTCCACCCGGTGCAATGGGTAGCCAAATACAGGAGCGAATACAGCTTGTTGCAGTATCGCCGAACACCATCTTGTTCATAAACTCAGGTAAAGCCAGCTCCCACCGGACGAACGCTTTAGTCAGACCTTCCCACGTTGCGGAAACCGCGGTCAGCAGGCTTTCCAGCTGCGTCTGGTCGATTTTATAAGATAGCAGGCCGCTTTTACCAACAGCAGACAGAATGTAGATACCGGTAGTATCGCCAAGTTTGCCGTCCGTGATATCAGCAGTAACCGTGGCAACCGTGGGTTTCATTGCAACCGCCTGTCGGGAATCCTGCAACCGGTATTGTGCGCCGCTGGCATCGGTGTTAAAGCCGTACTCAATAAACGCTTTTGTTTTCTTGATATCGTCCGCGAACGTCGCCAATGCGTCAATAGTGCAAGAAAACTGCCAGTTGTTGGCGTTCAACGCGGTGATGTCCTCAATCCAATAGTATGCGTGGGTTTCTTCGATGTAACAGTAGTTGTACTGCGGCGAGATATTCAGACTGTTCAGCCGCACATAAAACACGGGCGTTTCCATGCTGCAGGCCCGTTTCATGTAAAATGGAAACTCGTCCGGCAGCTCAGACAGAGCGATGCGTTTTGTGCTGTTGAGCCGTTTCGATACTTTGCCCAAATGCGCATGATAGCCGTGTTCAATACCTTCGTTATGGTCTGCCATATATTTCTCCTTTCCTATAAAATAAGGGCCGGGCTTTCACCCGGCCCACACATTCAGCTGTTGGGTTGATATAGAACCTTTACGGTTCGTCGGACATAAACATCAGGATTGCATTCTGCGTCGGGTTCTGCGTGTAGTTCATCTTCCAGTGATGCTCGGTGTTGTAGTACTCACCAGAGATATTGAACGGGGTAGTGTACACGCTATCCTGATAGTAGGTCGTCGCCATGGCCTTGCGGTCATACAGCAGGCCCACGACATAGGACAGATCGACCGCGCCGCCCGTCACCTGTCTGCCAGTGTTCACGTCAAACTGCGACGGGATGCAGGAAATGGCGGGCTTGTCGTTGATGTTCTGCCAGAAATCGACACCTTCGTAGTTGCCGAAACTCAGATAGCCGGGGCCAAAGATGGCAGGATAGACCCAGCTTCGTGCATCGTTGATAAGGGGCTGATACAGCAGCAGTTTCTGTTCGCTCTTAGGGGTGTGACGCAGAAGATGCAGCGTGTTGCCGCCGTCGTCGGTGCATACAGGGGTCTGGTGGTACAGCACAGAGCTGTTCTCCATCAGGCTGCTGGTAGTCTCCAACCACGACACGAAAAAGGAAAGAAATTCCTGCAGATGGGCGGTCAGCAGGTCATGCGTGGTGTAGGTCGTACCACGGGCCGCGTTAAAAGCCTTCGTCAGATTCACATGGCATTCATCGTGGTCAGAGTTGTACAGTGCACCCATAAAGTTGATGACCTGTGCGCGATTCTCTGCGGTTTTCCAGCGGGCAATGTCGTTTGCGATTTCGGTAGTCATGGCAGCAAGGAACGCGCTAAACTCGCTCTCACTGGTGAAAGCAGTCTTGAGCTGGTTCCGGAAAGTGGTATAGCGCTGGTTCAGCACCTTCTGCCCACCATAGAACATCTCAAGCGGATAGCGCTTCTTGATTTTGTACATGTCCACGCTGTTACCGTCCACCAGAATGTCAGCATTCTGCGCGGTGTTGACGAATTTGGACTCGTCGAAATCCCCAGAGAAGAAAGCGATTTCACGGACAAAAAGGCCCCATTCCTGCCGGTCGGTCTCGATACTGGTAAACCGGCCCGAATAGGAACGGCTGGAAATGACGGTACGCGCAATCATGTTAGAAAGCGCCTGCAAGGTTCCTTCCATGCTCTGGTCAAGACACATCTGCCCTACCTGAATGAAACTCGCCGTGTTGACGGCCTGAATGGTCGCGGTCTGTCCGGTCACTTCCTTAACCAGCGCGTTGGCAATGGTATAGATATCGGTCGGACGGAACACGCTCATGCCTTTCAGCTCAGGCATGTTAGTGCGGGATTTTGCCATTGGTTAGCTCCTTTCTGCCGTCACTTCACGGCGTTAAAGTCGGGACTTGCAGGCGCTTCGGCAGGCTGCACCAGCCCCAGAATGATATCTTCCACACTGGTAACAGGAGCAGGATTGCCCACCGTGCCAGCGGTCGGAACGCTCTTAGCGTTAATGGCGGCGGTCAGGTCTGCAAGCTGCTGTGCCATTGCCGCCATGGGATCCGGGGCAGCAGGTTGCTGTGCTGCAGGAGCGGCAGCGGGGGCTGCGCTCTGTGCCGGGGCCGTGATGGGCTGGCCCTGCTGTGCACGTTCCAAAGAAAGCATCTGCTGCACCTGCTGCGCCGTGAATCCCATCTTGCCCAGAGCCAGAATGTCATTGATAGTCATGTGAAATCATCCTTTCCACCGGCTGGAGCCGGTTCTAACATCGACGTGTGTAAAAGTCTTATAAATGCCAATGCCGCCGCTGTTCCCTAAAAAGATTTCAGCGATTGCGGCGACTTCGGCGGGGGTCTTTGTGCGGACAGGCCGGTGCATTTTGTCGTAGTGACCTACCCAGATATCTGCAGCCAGCCCATAAAGATGTTTACTGCGGGGTGCGCTGCCTTTCTGCTGCCGGTTCCAGCTTGCAGTGCGGAACCCGCTGTTAATGTGTACGGCGTCGCCGCACACCTTGCGAATGTTTTCCAGCAGTTCAACAAGTCGGGAATCAACTGCAACAAAGTCCTGCCCATCCTTGCACTGAAACTCAGAAAGTTTAAAATGCTCAGACAAACGGGCATTGCCGTCAACGCTCATGTAGTATACCTTTACCATGGATTCACCCCCTTTCTTGTTTCTGAAAGCAGAACAGGAGCAGAAAGCCCCAGCTGCATAGAGAATGCGGTGTTCTGCTCTCAGAAACGCGGGGGCATGGAAAAGGAAAAGCCAGCCGCGCACCCTTCCGGGGTGTTCCTTTTGTGCGGCTCCCCCGCTCCTTAATCATACACCCTTTAATCCTTGATGTCAAGATAGTTCCGGGTTTTGAGCAGCGCGGGGACAGACGAAAAATCGACTTGTCCTAAACATATCATAGGGCGTAACTCAGGGTGCACGGCCTGCAACTGCGTTGCGGCCTGCGGGCTGCTCCCGTAGTGCTCCCTGCCGCTGTGGGGACTTTCACAGATGTAATAGTGCAGTTCGTCCATCTGGTACGCATACAGCCCAGCAAATGCGAACAAAGGGGACATTCCTTTTAAGCTGCGGGGACGCACGTTTTCAAGGTTATTATACACAAATTGGTTCTCCATTGCCATTTTGTAAAAGTCGCCTTTTCCCGCAAGATGTTTCATTAAAGCCGTTTGCTTGCGTCGGTCGCTGATACGGTCGCTATGCGGCATCGCAATAAACACTCCCGTATCCGTCTTACACCATTCTTTTCCGCTCCTTGACATTTTCGCCACAAGGTCGGTACATCCCAGCTGTTCGAGAATCGGGCTAGAAATATCAAAAGCGTTTGCAAGCAACCACATGCGCAAGGGCGGCTTTCCTTCCAGCTCTCTGTTTCCGCACACCGTTACATATGCGTTCAACAGTGCTTCGCCCTCAGCCTTGCGTTTTGCGATGATTCTTTCAGGAATAAATTCATCAAAAACAAGGTCTGAAAACACACTGCCGTTAAATCCGCGGATACCCGCGATAGACGGCAGCGCCATACCAACAGCACGTTTGTTGCCGATGTGCCATTTCTTGCGCCCGTCTTTGTCCTCTTCGTCCGTGTATTCAATATCGCCGATTGAATAGGAGATTTTGCCAGCCTTAAGAATACCAATATCATACCCCACGGACTGCAGGGCATTAAAAGGGTTCAAATCCGGATCAGCAGCGACGGCCTGCAACTCGTTCACGGTACGGCGCATGTACAAAAAATACTTGTTTTCGTCAAGCATGTATTTAAGCGTTCCGAACGTTTTACCAACTTGACGTTTGCCGATAATGATATTGCACCAGCAACCTAAAGCGGCGACAGCCGGGATATTCACCCAGCCGTCGCCGGTATACAGGTCAAGCGCAATATCTTTGTTGCGCTTGCTCATATTCGTTATACCTCATAACGGGTTTTGAAGTCCCGCTTTTCGTTCGTGCCTGCAAAGTGGTCGAGAACCGCTTTGATGACACGCTGTTCGTCCGTGTCAGACAGGTACACAAAGAACCGGTCATGATACTTCCCATCCTTGCCTTTGGCCTGCGGGGTGCTGATGAAATACCCGCCTGCTTTATTCTCAACCAGACGCATATCGCGCAACGAAACACCCGGAATGTTCAGAGTGAACACAATACAAGTGTCACTCAGCTGGTACGCGGCCTGAATGGTTGCTCCAGTCAGGTTCAGCGTGGGGCGGTCGTTCATGGTTTCGGGTGCGGGGTCAACGGTCTTTTTCATGATAGCCATAATATAGTTCTCCTTTTTCTGTCTGTGATTGTTCCATGTGGGAACAAATTACTTTGCGGTGTTGGCTGCGATGGTGCGCAGCAAATCAATCATGGTGTCCTGCTTTGCTTCGATGGTCTGCAGATGAGAGATTGCGGTTGTCTCGTTCGTCTTGACCTCTGCCAGTTCGTCAACGAAATTCTGGAAGAAATCCGTCAATGTCTCAAGCAGTGCAGCCAGCTTATTGTTGATATCCTGCATATGTTCACCCCCTCAGAACATCCAGCGGATAAGGAACTGCAGCCCGGCAGGAGTTGCACGTTCCGGATAAAGCGCGGTCGGGGCTTCCGGGAAGATATCCGCAATGTGGTGATTGTATGCCTGCAAATAAACATACAAGTCTACAAGAGACCGCTCCCCAAATGCGTGCGGATCATACGTGGGGGCGAACGGGAAAGCCTGCCGTGCAGCTTCCACCAGCGCGGGACGGGGCAGAGGCTGCTGCGCGCCCAGATTCTGCACCGCGTTAGTCAGCTGCCCCGCAGGGTCGAACACAAGCCCGATAACGTTTCCCGCGATATCTTCCCAGATTTCAACCTTCGTGATACTTGCCATGCTTTTTTCCTTTCTGTATTGGGTGTATGTCCTTATAAGAAATAGGAACCGGATTTCCATTTCTCCCTTTTGAAATCCCTGCTGTACTCCCTTAACGTTTGCCTAGAACGTCTCAGCGCTTCCTGCTGTCCGTAGACCTTCACGCTGCCCGGCTACTATTTCAAGCCTATGTTTCTTTGGGGTTCGCCCCGGCGGGATTTCCGGTTCCTTTTTCCACCTCTATTAAACCACAAATGCTACTTGAATGTGTTAACAAACTATGAACAATTTGTGAAACTATCAAACAGATATATCACATTCCATTAAAAGACTTCGTTCGTCAGATACCCTATATTCGCGGTCAGTCATGACCACCCACGACGCGGAAACAGTAGGCTTTGCAAAGTCCGTTCGCTGGCGTATCGGTTCATCATGGTATGCCAGACATTGACCGCCTGCGGGTGAAATCAACAAGCCATCGCGCAAGTTATCAATGCTGCCGTCAAGAGCCTTGACACCGGCTTTTTTGTTTACTCCTGCTATGGTGCTTTCAATCGTTCCGTCTGCATCGACACAAGCATAACACTTTGCATGCAGAAACCGAAACGCCTGCATGCCGTACCGGTCTTGCGGGTGTTCGTCCTCTGCAACGCCAATATAGACTTTGCTGCCGTCTTTCTTTTCAACCACGCAATCACGCAGCACGCATTGCGCACGAATGCCAGCATTGTAGTCGTCAATAGCGGGCTGCTTTTCCCCCTCAAACTTGCAGCTATCCGTGTCCCAATAAATGACTTTTTCCCAGCCAACGCGTTTCAGCATATCCCACAGCTTGAGACGGGAGAGTGAAGCAGTCCACAGGCCCCACAAGAAAGGAAATTTCTTTTCTTGTGATTTCTGAATTTCGGCGTCGTCTTTACTCTGCAAGTTCATTATCCAGCTTTTGTGCGTACACTCCAACGTGTCGGGGTCGCAGCCGTATTCATCACGCACCGTTTTCTGCGCACATGCGCCGAAAATGGTGTTGACGCAGATTTTTGCAAAGGCATAATCTGGACTGCCCTTCTCTGATTCTTTGACGCGAAACTTTTCATAAATCGTTTTGCGGAAAGAGTCCGGCAAATAGTCCAGCCGAAACGCCACGCTTTCAACTGCTACAATTTTGTCATAGGTGTACCCATCAACAAACCGCTGGTAATCGTTTGAATCACAATACCAGAACAGGGCATCAGCCCCCAGCACACGACCGTTGTCCAGTTCATCAAGGCCCGACACGTCGGGGCATTTGCTGAAAGATATACAGGGGTCAGGGCATTCAGGCTTACACCGGGGATTGATGATGCAAAGTTTAGCAATCCAGCCATACCCGGCCTTGATGAATTTTTTCAAATTCTCTTCCGGCAAATCTGCAGGCAACGTTACCGGTGCACCGGCTGGAAATTTCCAAAGCAGCTGCTGCGACGGGTGCGCACTCTTAAAATCGTATGAGTTACAATTGATGTAAGTGCGACCGGCCCGCCAACGCGTGCCGTGGGTGTCACCACCCGCCATGCAGTGATATGCAAGCGCCATCTGTTCACGGTCAAGCTGCAGCGCCTTAATAGCCGCCATGCATCGCCGGTCTGGCATGATTTCCTTGCGCACTGCTTCAATGACCATTCCGGTATTGGTGTATGGAATTGTCGCCTGATTGTACCCGTGTTCTGCTTTCAATCGCTCAATTGCTTCGTACAAACCCAACACATCATTGACACAATACGCAAACTCCGTATCTGTCAAAGATGTATCAGGAGTGCGATAAACAGTATAATCAAGGTCGCCCGCAAGCTTTGCATGTGCACACCCTTCGGTGGCCCGGGCAAGGCTCTTTTGGAACAATTTGAAGCTGTCCCTAAATTCTATACCATTATCAAACCGCAAATAAAGGGGCTTGCGGCTTTTCGTGTACAAGCTATCAGCCAGCCCCCAACGGGCCGTTAAAAGCTGCATTATGTATTGATGCTCATAACCTAAGTTGTGCACATACAACACAAACCGGTTCTTTTCATTGATACCCCATTTATCTACCAAAGTCTCAAGCATATCCGCCCAGTCCTCAAAGTATCGGGGAACAATGACCTCACCACCAATACAGGTCTGCCAGCTGTAAGCAAAGCCGTCTGTATTGGTGTTTGTGGTCTCAATGTCAAACGTTGCTGTTACGTCCAGATAGCTTGACATGTATTTCCGCCCTTTGGTACGCTTGACTTTTTGCGGACACACAAGGCGCGGCAAATATTCAGCTAAATATTCGCTAACAAGCACGCCCTGCGATTCTCTCATTTTATGTGATTCTCCTTATATAGTCTAGCAGCGCTTGACCTTTTGTCGTTTGGTCATCCCGGTCTGCCCTTATGATATCTTCCAGCACATCCGAATTATTGCCGGTAATGGCATCATAAATTTTATCACTGTCAAACAATTTTTCTGCAGCCTTGGTGAAAAACTTCTGGACAGCCATGTCCCATTGTTCTTGGGTTCCCTTAAACCCGCGCTGCACGGCGGTCTGATAGCGTGCATCCCTGATAGCTCGAACACCGGTGACGGTGCTTGATTTCATGGTCATAAACTCACGCAACTGCAAATACTGCTGCTTTAGCGTCGTTCGGGCAGTGCTCTCTTTGGGCCGCTCGTTAAAACGGGGCTTGATTTTGCCCGGCATTTGACTTTCTGCGTACTTATAAGCACCAGTCTTTGCCGTGTTAATAACGTCGCTCTTTTCAAGGGCGCGCAACCTCTGATTTGCTGCCTTTGCGGCCTTGCGAATAACCTTCACAAGCTCCGCCTTTGTAAGCTGGTTCGGGTCTGTAGCATCGGGGCTGTAATAGCTCCACGATTGGGGCGCGTATTTTGGTAAATGCTTAGCGCTTCGTGCCATGGTTATTTCTCCTTTCATTCACCCAATTCCAGACTTTTGAAAAAATCCAAACTATCGGCGTTGACACGACAATTGCACACAACAGACAAAAGGCCACAAAGAAAAATCCTAAAACCATATCATGAATGATTGCCATTAGCTGCATTTCATAAAACAAAATCGTAAACATTACTGAAACACCTCTATTCTAAAACCGTCCATTGTTTCCGTCAACACACAATCTGCAACCCCCGCAAGGCATGTGCGAATGCAGTCATAGAACTTACGAATCTCGCGGGGGTCTACATACAAGCAGCTTGACGCACACCATGCATCTTTATTACTCCGGTACACGTAAACATGACATACTTTAAATGCCGCCTTGTTTCTTGTGGTCATATTTGTTATATCTCCCTTCTCTATGCTGCCAATGCCGCAACGCATTGCGATACTCAATAAAGCCTTTATCTGATGCATACGCCGTCAAGACGTCGTGCTTTTCATCGTATCGGGCCGAACGGATTTTGATATTCTGCCCGATATCGCCCAAACGACTAAAATAATCGTTCATGATTTCACCCCCGCCCCACAACACGCGGCAACGGGTCAGATGGTCGGTTGTGCCTAAAGTAAACTTGTGATATTCTCGTAATGTCATACAATTTTCACCTCTTCTGTGTCTCCGGTTTTAATGTTGCGGCGCTTGTACCCGACACGCCAGCCAAAGCCGTTATGCGACTTCAGAAACATCCAGTATTCATAGCGTCCGTATATTACATGATTTTCTTCGTTCAGAAAGCGGATGTATTCAACTGGTAGTTTGATTATTTTCATCTTGTACACACTCCTTTCTTTGTGTCCGCGTTAAACAATCAATAAACATCTGCGCCGCCGATTCCATAGCATTGCCTTCTGCCACTGCATAACAATCATCGGACTTTTGAAGAACAAGCGCGTGTTGTTTAACAACTAATAGTGCATCACGGACTTCCTTTTCGGTGTATGTTCTCATTGTTCCTGCTCCTTTCTTGTCGGGTGTGTTTCTCCACCCCTATTATAGCACAAATGGCGTGCACATATGTTAACAAACTGTGAACAATTTGCATCATCGCTTTACTGCAGTGAAGTACCGGAACCGATTTGGCACGTTCGGCATTGTGCACAAAAATGCGTGAGATATTGGGGGAAATTTCGGCGC